TTATATGAAGAACAATAATTGGATTAATTGTGCTATTCTTTTTTTATAATCAATAAGCTGAATAAGCTCATTTTCATAGATAGGATTTATTTTATAGAAATCTAAATCATATATGAATTGTTTCAGTTCGTTTTCTTTATTTTTATCTTCCAATATAATTGCATATATTTTGTCTTTATTCCACGATTTACGAACTAATATATCTAATTTATTTGCTAATTCTATAAGATCATTCTTGGTTAAACTAAGCAAGCATTGATTATCCATATTCTTTATGATTAATTCATCTTTTATAAATCTATCCCATGTATCATTTTCATCGATACCCATTTCTTTTGTTTTATAATAAGGAGAAGGGGATAATAGATTGCATTCTATACAGTCATGTAATAGGAAATATCTTTCTGCTGTTCCATACAATATAAGTTTGCTTTTTAGATTCTCACTTACTGGTGATTTGAATACTTGATTTGGGATATTATCGAAAAGAGGTATATCTTTGTAATAATCAGAAATACTACGTTCCTCTTCAATAACAAGATTAGCTCTTTGTACAAGAGGACTTATATTAATTACATTAAAATCATATATACTTAATGAATAGGTTATTCTATTAGCCAAAGAGTCATCTCCGAATGCATTAAAACGACCTCTGGATAAGTTAAAATAAGGAAGTAAATCGATAAATGTAATCAATATCTCATCGCGACAGTCATCTGTAATCTGTATAAACTTGGAAAAATCAATGGATATGATTCTTTGTATTCTTTCTTGGTCTTTCATGTATTCTTGCTTAAGGTTCAATAATACGAAATCAGAACCTATGCACTTAAATTCCTTATCAACATAAGATAGAAACTCTTTGTATTGAGATATGCTATGGGGTGATTCTATTATATCATAAATTTCATATGAACGTTTTCCTCTATAATATTTTTTCAGCCGCTCTATAAACAAATCCTGCGCATAGTTTGATATAGAATATCTTTCGGTATCATATTTCCATCCATGCAATAAGCAAAAATATTGATATATAGACTCATAATCTTTTTCTTTTAATCGTTCTTTCAGAAATATAGTATTGTCCTTTGAGGGCATAGGAGTTTCGTACTCTTTTCTTAATAGGGGATTATTTTTCTTCCCAATAGTCTCCGTTTGTTGTAATAGTGAGCATATCGCTTGTGTCTTAATTAATGTGGTCGGTGTGTGCTCTTTTTTATTGCCAAAAGAATTATATACTAAGTTTTTTGCAGATTCTTTTTCATAATTGAAACGCTCCACCAATACGTTAACACACATTTCTTGTATGTCTAAATTCAAATTTACAGAGTTAGAGTTCTCTTCTGTATAATCGTAAGAAGAGATATTAGATAGGGAATCAATTTTTTGTATATAGGTTGATATTCCTTTCTCTTGCAATTCCTGCTTTGCAAGACATATTATATCATTAATCAATTTAATTCTTTTTTCCTTAGCATCATTTGTTTTTAGAATAGAAATTTGATTCTTCAAAATATTAATATGTTTCGATGTTATATCTACAATTAAATTAGAATATAATTCCATGAAAGAAATATTCAGATTTAATAAGCGGCGTTGAAGTATACTCAGGCTTTTCTTATGAATTGTTTGATAACGATTAGAAGCAATAGAAGTAGTCTGCTCATAAGCTACATGGTTTTGGTTCTTTAAGTTATTCAATTCATTATAATCATGTAGCAATACTGAATAATAACCTATAATATTTTTTATGTCGGAAAATGATTCTGCTTTATTGATATGTTCTAAAATGATTTTTATTTCTGTTGCCTTTTTCTGAGCATATTTGTTTGAATAAACCTGATTGCTAAACCATCCTGCGCATAGCCCTATAGCAATAAAAACAAAAATAATTGCGTATACAATAAATGTTTCCATTAATCTGATAATTATTTAACTACATCTATAATGTTACAGCTATGGTTTCTACGAACCTCTCCCAATACAAGGAATAGCCGACGGATAGAACTTCGCGGTATTTCGAAAGGCTCATGTATCAGATGGCCTTTCATAGGACCTGACTCCCATTGATCCTGATTTACCGAACAAGCCATCAGATAAGCAGGGTCATCGGCACGTTGTAAACGCTTGATTACTCTGATTTCGTCCGTTTCTACCACATAATCTTCCCCATACATAATAATTCGCTGGTCGTTTATCTGGCGAAGTGCGACTATGCTTCCTGATTTGTACTCAGGCGACATGCTGTCACCTTGTACGCGCATAGCTGCAGTGGCATCCTGAAACCAGTCTCCGGTATCAATCATTTCTGATGGAGTTGATACGGCGGCCATATCTGCATCGTACTGACGGCCACCAATGGTTGTTACATCAAAAAGTGGAATCAGATGACGTTTCTTTTCTGGAACTGGTAATGAATGCGAGGGTTCTTCACTGCGGAGCATGTTGCCTTCGCCAGTGAGGAGCCAATCAAAATTTATTATTGCAGAATATCCTGCAATTGTAAACCTTTGGAAGAAATCATAGCTTGGCGCAGACTTCTTTTTCTGTATATCATAAATAGTCTGAGCTCTTTGATATCCTAATTTAGTAGCAAAACTATTAGCCGTTTCACCTAAATATGCAATTACTTTTGTTATTCTTGCAGAAATTTCTGCAAGTTTTTCTTCTTTTTCTTTGCTCATATCAGAATATTCTGTAAGTTTGCAAGGTATTCCAATAGGAACACGCCCTAAAGATACAAAATAAAGACTATAAAACAATAGAATTATGGCAGAAACAAGAAAACTCATTAAAGCAAGCGGTGAACTTCAGGAGGAAATCGCCGCAAAACTGAAAGTAACAACCCGTTCTGTTCGTTCGGCCTTGGCATACGATACCAATAGCCCTACAGCAAGACTTATTCGTTCGTATGCCTTGAACCATGGAGCAAAGCTCTATGAGCTGAAGGAAATGGAAAATCCGTATGCGGAAGTTATTAACCTTTAAAAACAATCTGTATGAATCTTACAAAGTACTCCTCTAAGAACATCGAATCACAGCTTGAACATGTATGCGAACTGATAGACTTAGTGAAAGGTGATAGAGGATTTCGCGAGGCTGTTCAAGACGAAGAGTTTTGTATGCTAATAAAGATGCAGGCGCAACTGTTCGAAGAAATTAAGAAAAGAGAAAAATATCAACCAACTGCATAAGTGATGAATCCTTGCCATTCCCGGTTCGAGAGAATAGGGATGGCTCAAAACCAAAACCATAGAATCATGAAACGAATCAATACTACTACACGCTATCTGCTGCTGATACTTACAGCCGCAATACTGAACCGACTGACAGATGGAACAATGAACTTGATTATAACCATTACCCTTTGCCTGGCACTTATACCTGCAGCAATACGTTTGGACAGAGAGGATAAGAGAGCACAGAAAAAGGAATGAATCACACACGGCTTGCAGAACTTAGTAAGGTGGCTGCCGTCCGGGTTCAAGTCCCGGAGCCGGACTACAATCTTAACGAATTAATCATGGAAATGTACGGAAACACATTATGCGTCAGCTTTACGGAGCTTGTTCGTGGTGGCATTATCAGTAAGCCCACTTACGACAAGTATGTACGTGAAGGCAAGCTTACCCTCCTCCAGCGGGGAGGTAACGGACGCGAGGCCCTGATTGCCTACCGCTCCATGCCGGAACGGCTCCGTGCAGCATACGATGACACATTCAAGAATGCATACGAGGAAATGAAACAGCGTGAGCAGGAAAAGTACATCAACACACAGATTCGGTTCGATGCCGAAGCGGTACGGTTCTTCAAGGAATTTGAGCCGCGTATCGAGCCTGCCAGACAACTGGAATACATCCTGAACGCCCAGGTGATGAACGAGATGGTGCGTACGGAGAAGGCACGCAGTGTGGAACACGCCAAAGGAGGTTTTGCCCGTCGTGCGGAAACATGGAGCAGCGTGCAGATATGCTGTGAGCGTCTCCGCGAAATTACAGGCCACACACTGCCGAAGAATCCGGCCCGTCTGCGCGAGAAGTTCAATGCTTACAAGCGTGAGGGATACGTGGTGCTGGTTAGCGGTAACCTGGGCAACAGTGCGGCACGCCGCATCGGAAAGGCCGAAGGTGCTCTTCTGCTGAAGCTTCGCCGAAGCAAGTTCCCTGTCTACACCGATATGCAGCTCTTTGAGGAATACAACCGTCAGGCGGTGCTTCGCGGACTGAAAACCATCAAGAGTCCTACTACGATGCACAGTTACTTGAACGATCCGGCGGTAATGGTTTGGTGGTTTTCTGCTGTTCACGGAGAGAGGGAATTCAAGAACAAGTATATGCCAACCTTCGATACGGTAATGCCGTCCATGCCTAACTCGCTGTGGTATTCAGACGGTACGAAGATAAACCTTTACTACCGTACGTACGATGACAGGCAGAAGCGATGGGTGGCACGAACCACGGATGTGTACGAGGTGATGGATGCCTGCACGGAACTGTTCCTCGGCTACTTTATCGGTGACGGCGAAAACTTCTACAACCAGTACATGGCGTACCGGATGGCACTGCAGACATGGAAGGTGAAGCCTTATGAGATAGTGACCGATAACCAGGGAGGACACAAGAAGCTGGCTTCGCAGGGATTCTTCAAGAAGCTCTGCCATCTTCACAAAACCACGATGCCGCACAACGGCCAGTCCAAATCCATAGAGTCCGCTTTCGGACGATTCCAGCAGCAGGTACTTCATAAGCTTTACAACTTCACCGGTCAGAACATTACGGCAAAGAAGCTTTCAAGCCGTGTGAACATTGACCTGGTAATGGCGAACATTGACCTGCTTCCCACGCTGGAGGAACTGAAACAGCAATATGCCGACTGCCGCGAAGAATGGAATTCGATGCAGCATCCTACCAGCCCCACCGGAATGACACGCAGGGAAATGTATACCGCGATAGAGAATCCGCAGGCACAGCCGCTTGATGACTATGAGGCACACGAAATCTTCATGCTGTTCTCTCAGGCTCCGGTTCAATACACCAAGGAAGGTTTCATCTTCCGCATGAACAAGCAGGAATACAGCTACATGGTGTATGGAGACGACGGACTGGTAGATATGAATTTCCACCTTCAGAACGTGGGCCGTCAGTTCCTCTACCGCTACGATCCGGAAGACATGACCCGCATCGAACTTTGGGCGGTGACTGACACGGGTGCCAAGTATGCGGCCATCGCCACACCGAAAGTCACTATCCATCGTGCCACTCAGGAACGTACAGAAGAAGAAAACGCTTATCTGTTTGCACAGCTGGATGCCAACCGCCGCACACGTGCAGCCATGCACATCGCCCAGGAGGAACTGTTTATGGAAGAAGCCATGGGCGAAGCATACACAAAGCTTCGTTTGCCGCGTCCGGTGGCTGTGAGCGAAAAGCAGCTTGACGGATACCGCGAAGAAATGAAGCGTGGCACACTGGAAGCTCCGGTACCGATGCCCGAAACGGATATTCCGGAAGAGCCTGTACTGGCAGATGAACCGCTGACCTTTGCCTCATCAGGAGACTGGACAAAGAAAGTATCGAACCTGACGTTCGATGAACTTGACAGCTTGGGAAAATTCTAACGATTTGATTAAACAATACTTAAATACCTATTAAAACAATGAAAGGATTAACAACAGAAATGAAAGAACAGGTACGCAGCGCACTGATTGCCTACCGCTCAAATTACCCTACGTTGAACCGTGCCGCAGAAAGCTTGCAGGGCGTAAGCTCGGCCACCGTGAGCCAGCTCTGCAACGGAAAGTATGAACTGATCAGTGATGAAATGTTTATCCGTATCGCTTCGCAGATAGGCTTTGCTTTCGATTCATGGAACCTTCACGAAGGAAAGACCTTCAAGGAAATCACTTTTACGCTGAGCGATGCACAGGCTTACAAAAACGTGACATGGATTGTGGGTGATGCCGGATGCGGAAAGACCACAGCAGCCATTGAATACCGTCGCACGCACCGCAACGTGTTCTACATCCTCTGTTCGGAAGATATGCGACGCTCAGACTTTGTGCGTGAGATAGCCAAGCAGGTAGGCGCACCTACTGACACGACCAACCTCCGCGATATGCTGGAGAACGCCATCAGCATGATTTCTTTCCTTGGTAACCCGCTGCTGGTGTTTGATGAAGGCGACAAGCTTACTGACAGCGTATTCAACTACTTTATCAGCATCTACAACCGACTGGAAGGACACTCAGGTATCGTGTTCCTCAGCACGGACTATATCAAGCGCAGAATGGAAGCCGGTCTTCGCTACAACAAAAAAGGATACAAGGAAATAAACAGCCGCATCGGACGCCGTTTCTTCGATGTGTCTCCCACGGAAGAGAATGACATCTACGCCATCTGTCAGGCCAACAACCTGACCGACCGTGCCGATATAGAAGAGGTACTGAAGGATGCCAAGCGAAGCGACAACGACCTTCGCCGCGTGAAACGATGTATCCACCGTCAGAAACGTATCATTGAAGCCAAAAGAGTGAATAATGAAAAATTAAAAATGAAAAACGGAGGAGATACGGATGAATAAGGAAGAAAATACACCGCCCCCACAGAAAAAGAAATTCACTTTCGACCGCAACGCGAAAGGGGTTCGTGAACTTCTATCCATGAAGTTTGATGTGATGGATTTTGATGGTCCCTGGTACGATGCATTTGGCACACCTGAACGACGGGGAGTCTGGATCATCTGGGGAAATTCAGGAAGCGGAAAGACCAGTTTTGCCCTCCAGCTCTGCAAGTATTTGTGTCGTTTTGGTCGTGTGGCATACGACAGCATGGAGGAAGGTGCCTGCCGAACCATGCAGGATGCCATCCGGCGTACAGGAATGATGGACGTAAACAAGAAGTTCCTGCTGATTGACAACGAGAATATGGATGAACTCAGTATCCGACTCCAGAGGCAGAAAAGCCCCGACATCGTGGTAATCGACTCTTTTCAGTACACCCGCATGACTTACCGCCAATACATCGACTTCAAGGAGCAGCACAAACGGAAGCTGCTCATCTTCATCAGCCATGCCGAAGGCCAGTTGCCAAACGGACGCGCAGCCAAAGGAGTGATGTACGATGCCAGTCTGAAAATATACGTGGAAGGCTTCAGGGCATTTTCGAAAGGACGCTTTATCGGTCCAGTCGGTTACTATGACATCGTTCCGGAGAAAGCCCGGCAATATCACGGAGAAGAATAATCTTTTAATGAAGAATGAATAATGAAAAATCAAGGATTAGCAATGAAAGACCGACCCATTACACCTCAGCAGGTGAAGGCACTGCAAGCCCAGTTTCACAAGATGGGTTTTACCGATGAAGACCGTCACGGATTTATCAGCCAGTTCACAGCTGGTCGTACAGACAGCACTGCCGGACTGACGAAGGAAGAAGCAGGGTTGTTGCTCACCAGATTCAACCGTGAGGAAGCCGACAGATTACGCAAACAGGCACGTGCCCTGGTGAAACAGATATTTTCCCTGTCGTTCCGTATTTCCTGCCTTAACAAGAACTATACAAACGACACGGAAGCAGACTTTGAGATGAACAAAGCGAAGATTAACCAGTTCTGCCGTACACGCAGCAAGTTCCGCAAGAACCTTACTGAAATGTCGCTGGAAGAGCTGAAGGAAGTAAAAAGACAATTTGAGGCAATGGCCAGAAAGGAGGAATGATATGAGAAAGCAGTCAGAAATTAACCGTGCCATCGAGCACTTGAAAGCTTGCAACGATAATGTGAGCCGAATACAGTTGGAAGTGCTGGAAACGAAGCGCAGTGAATCATGGGTATTCAATCGGTATGTGCGCGACGTTCCGGAAGACGAACGCAACGAAACTCTTTTCTATGCCGCACGCGATGCAGCCCAGTTCCTTGCAGGAAAGATTGGTATCAGTTCCATCTGTCCGGATCTGGAAGACGAACCCGAAGAAGAGGAAGAGCAGGAGGAAACAATTACCCTGAGCCTTTCGGAGTACAAAAAGCTTCTTCTTCGCCTGGATAGAGTGGAACGCAGGTTAGGACTGAGAGTGGGCGATGTGGCTCCGGCACCACGTAAAGACATATCAGAAGCCCCCGATGAACTCATAGGTCAGGCCGATGCGTGCCGCATGATTGGGTGCGCAAAGACCACCATCAAGCAATGGGCTAACAAAGGACTCATTACCCGCTATCAGAAAGGATACAACGTGTACTACAGCAGACGTGAGTTGCTCGGAAGCCCGGTAGTGAAAGATTACAAAGACAGCAAGAAAAAAGATTAAGCTATGGAACATACAATCGAACAAATTCAGAATGACATTATGAACCGCATGCAGCAGTTTGATTTCGGCGACCAGGTACTCATCCTGCGGGAACTGGAAAACTTCTGCGGACAGCAGGCAGACGAAGCTCTGAAGATGGAATATGACATGGCGGCAATGGAAGACGAATTAACCGACAATTGAAAGTATATGAAAAAAAAAGAATGGAACGAAGTGCTATCACGTGAGGGGAAGATAGACCCCGTAAAGTATGGAATAGGAATGCCGGGTGAGAAAGGAAGTCCAAAGGCTCTGATTGATAGACGGGAACCATACAGGCGTATTTTCATCCGTCTGCGTACACCACAAGAGACGCTTGCGTGTTCACCTATACGCGACGGAGCTGACTTTGCCAGTCGTGCCTCCATCATCGAGAACTGGTTTAACTCCGTAGTAAGGAAAGGGAATTTCATACTCACGTTTGAGGCTTTGCAGGTGACCGATGAGCAGGCGGACGAAATGGAAAAAGAATCTATAAATTACTAATCATTTAAACAATCATTAAAACTGAATTAATTATGGCAAAAAGAACCAAGAAAACAGTAATCAGCGGAGTAAGCCGCGAACAGTACGAACAGGCATTTGCAGAATTCGCTATGGCCGACGCAAAGGCCCAGTCACTTACCGCAAAGATGGATCAGGAAATGACAAAGATCCGCGAGAAGTACGCCGACCAGCTGGCGGAACTGAACGAAACGAAAGACCGCACCTTTGAGGTGATGCAGACCTACGCCACCGAAAATAAGGATACGCTGTTCAGCAAAAAGAAAAGTCTGGAATCGGCACACGGTATCATCGGATTCCGCACAGGTAACCCGAAACTGAAGAATCGGAAAGGCTTCACCTGGGCAGCCGTAACCAACCTTTGCAAAGAGTTTCTTCCTGATTATATCCGCACCACGGAGGAACTGGCAAAAGACAAGCTGCTTGCCGACCGTGACGTACCGGAAGTTGCAGAACAGTTTGCCAATATCGGCGTAGAGGTGGTGCAGGATGAATCTTTCTACGTAGAACCCAAAAAGGAAAGCGATGCGGTCCAGACGGCCTAAATACACGTATGAACGCCGTGGTCCTCTTTGGATTGTGTATCGAAATGAATACACCCAGTCCACATGTGAAGGCACTCCCATAGCGGAGTGTCATTCACCGGAGGAAGCACGAGACAAGGTTTACCAATTAAATGGATGGAAGAAAGATGGGAAAAAAGTCTAAGTATAAATGGTATGCGATATGGACTGTATACTGCATACTGGTAATTCCATTTGGTATTATAATTATGATATCTCACTATATAAGGCTTCCATTTGAATTATTGCTTGGATGGATAGAAAATGTAAAATGGTGGCTTGTAAAAAGATATAAACCGGAATAGCTATGGCAGAACTCACTTTTAAAACAAACATCCGGCGCGACAAGTGGCCGCGCTGGATGATCAAGCTTCACGAATATCTTAAAAAGATATATGAAATACCTGTAGAAGATGTAGAACCAGACGATTACGACCGGCTCAAACGGATAATATTTGAAAAGATTGTCGCACTGGGAAATGATAAACTTATTATGGAAGATACGAACATATTAATCTATACCGTCAAAGGAGATAACGGTTTTGGAGTTGTAGTCGAACGAAACAGCAAAAAAGTAATTACCTATTACCTGGAATAATGAACAATCGCACACAAATTATCCTGTTCACCGCATTTTCTATCATCATCGGGCCACTGATTATTTTGGGATTTATCCTGAAACTTGCAGGAAGAATGCTCGATATACTTGGCTGGCTCTGCTGGATGGAACCACGCATGGCTCGGAAAGGATGGGATGAACTCGTACATAAAATCAAAGAATCATGGAGCACGAATTAGGAGAAACGTTCACCTGGAACGGACATGCTCTCGAAGTAGTCGAGGTGAAAGACCCGGAAGACCCTTGCAGCGGATGCTATTTTTTTGAGCATGGCATAAGCTGCTACGGGAACGGACTTGAATGTATGGACGATTCAAGAAGAGACCACACTAACGTAATATTTAAACAATCAACAAAAACAGAAGAATTATGATGCACAACTGGTTTACATGCAAAATCCGTTACGAAAAGACAATGGAAAACGGAATGCAGAAGAAAGTAACAGAACCCTATCTGGTAGACGCGCTCAGCTTCACCGAAGCCGAAAGCCGTATCATCGAGGAAATGACACCTTTCTTTCAGGGAGAGTTTGTAGTTGCAGGTGTAGCAAGAGCAAATTATGAAGAAATTTTCCCAAGCGATGAGGAGTTTGCCGACCGCTGGTTCAAATGTAAACTCTGGTTTATTACACTGGATGAAAAGAGCGGAGCAGAAAAGCGTACTGCCAGCAACGTACTTGTACAAGCTTCCGACCTTCGCGACGCTATCAAGAAGCTGGACGAAGGAATGAAAGACACTCTGGCCGATTACGTGATAGCTTCCGTAGCCGAAACCGCCATCATGGACGTGTATCCATACGAAGCAGACCCCGATGTGAAACCTGAATTTAATGATGCAGACAGAAGATGATGAATAATGAAGAATGAAGAATTAAGAATGAAGAATGTTATGAAAACAGAAAAGACCTATATCCATCGCCGCGTATGCCTTTGCCGCCAGTGCGGAGGAACCGGCAAAGTGACCGTGTATGCAGAAAAGGATTTTCAGCATCAGTACCCCGAACAGAAAGTGTGTCCGCAATGTAAGGGCAGCGGACGCATCTGGCTCAGCGGAACAGTAATCAAGCAGATTGAACCTTATGCAGAACCAGAACCTTAATCTGTTCAAGCCTCGCAGGGTGGCAGCCAAAGTCCATTACAGCGCAATCAATCAGTTTATGTTTTTATGGATCAAGCACAGCCGCCCATGCGACCTGAAGGTGCAGCGTTCGAAGCAGAACCCGGAATACCTGGGCATCTGCTTCGATGTGGAAAACAACGACACAATCGACATGATGTGTGATTTAAAAACAAGTCTGAAAATTGAGATTATTGATTTATGAAAAAGAAAATATACATATCTCTCCCAATTACAGGACATGAAGACTTAGCAAAATTACGTGCGGAAGTAAGGCAAAAAGAATTAGGACAAAAGGGATTTGATGCAGTAACTCCGTTCGACGTATCACCAGATTCCAACGCATCTTATGCGGAACACATGGGGCGAGACATTCAGGCTCTCTTGGAATGCGATGCGGTGTATTTCTGCCGTGGATGGCAAGACAGCAAAGGATGTCAGGCAGAATACGAAGTGGCGAAGATTTACGGAAAACAAATGGTTTTTGAATAATATGAGCGAAAAAGAACAAATAATGGATTTCATCGACCAGGTTCTTTCAGACTTTACAAATGAAGGAGCGATGGAAGTTCTGGAAGATGTGAAGAGTGAAATAGACATTAGAATCGAATCATGCGAAGAAGGTACGTACACAGTAACAAGTGATTAATTATGAACGCAAGAGACCAAAAGAAAGTATGTGATTCCGGCTTTGTTATACTCAGAGCCGGAGAAAGAAACGGGAAACCAATTATCAAGGCAAAAAAATTGGATAATCCTGACTCATGGGTAACAATTAGAAGTGATTTTAAATCTAAAGCAGAGCGTGACCGGTACATGAAAGAGTTGCTGGAATATGATTTCTACATTGAAGACTAACAAAAAATCCCCGACACCGCAACCGGATGCCGGGGATTTTCATTTTTAATTATTCATTATTAATTAATTTAGGGTTCGCCCAGATAATGACATATAGCCTCGTGCTGAAGCGGCGTAAGCGTGCGCTGTCCTTTCTTATAATGAAGTTCATCAAGTCTTTTTTGCAG